TATCTGGGAAGGTGGCTATGCGACCGTCCTGGAGGGCGCCTACTACGCTAAAGCCATAGCGGAGGCCAAAGTACAGGGGCGGATCGGGTTCGTGCCTCAAGACCCGCTGATGACCATACGCCTATTCGCTGACATTGGCGGTACAGGGGCGAGGGCGGATGCCTTCTCCATGTGGGCCGTCCAGTTCGTCGGGCTGGAGATCCGGGTCATTGACTACTACGAGGCTGTAGGGCAGCCACTAGCGACTCATCTGGCGTGGTGCCGTGAGCGTGGCTACACCAAGGAAAAGGCGCAATTCTGGCTACCGCACGACGGATCGGCCAACGACAAGGTGTATGACGTTTCCTACGAGTCAGCCCTCAAGAGCGTCGGCTACAAGGTCACGGTTGTCCCGAATCAAGGCGCAGGAGCAGCCAAGGCGAGGATTGAGGCAGGGCGCCGGATGTTCCCCTCCTGCCGGTTCAACGAAGAGACAACGCAGCCAGGTCTAGACGCCTTGGGCTGGTATCACGAGAAGCGCGATCCGGACCGGAACATAGGGCTCGGCCCGGAACATGATTGGTCAAGTCATGGCGCTGACGCCTTCGGACTCATGTGCGTCTGCCACGAGCCTCCAACGCAAGGGAAAATGGCTCCGATCAAGTACAAGTCTATGGGAGTGGTGTGAAAGACGCCAAACGCGCGCAACAAACGTGATTTTGCGCTAACTCCGCTGTATCATTTCGCGGGATTCGTCCCGAATGATTGGATGCCATGAATCCGACGTTGCAGTGTCTTATCAGCATCCGGAATGCGAAGTGTGATGGCACCGCATTTGCTGACTGGCTCAGGACCGACATGGGCCAGCTTGGCCTGGAACTCGTAGACAACGATACAGAGAAGCTGCACGAACTCTATATCGAGTGCTCCCCGATAAGGCTGCATTGATGGCTGGTCTTCTTGATGGCTTCCTGCCATGGGTCTACAGCACTGGTAATCAGGTGCGGCGGAACGTCAGAGGGCTGTTGGAAGATCCGCGTGCATTCGTTGGATCAATGGGGCAAGACATCGATGAGCAGAACCGCCAGCGCAGCAAGGATTATGGCCTGCTGTTCAATCCAGGCGTAATGACCAGCCCGCAGGAGCGCCAGCAGGCGATGACTCGGGCTGCGCAAGAGGCGGTCAACTATGCCGCTCCTACCGTATGGCATGGCTCCCCCCACAAGTTCGACAAGTTCGATAGTTCCAAGATTGGAACGGGGGAAGGTGCGCAGGCTTATGGGCATGGGTTGTATCTGGCTGAAACCGCAGACGTTGCTAGGACGTATCAGCCGCGAGACATGAAGATGGAAGAAAAGATCATGTCTCGTTACTCGGCTGCCGAGAAGTCGCAACAGTATCCGGCGATGCAAGTCTATGAAGACTTTTTACTGCACAAGACGCCGGATGAGGTTGCAGACAACATTAAGAACGCAGGGTATGGACCGCAGGATTTGAAGCTTGCCCTTGCGGCTCACAAGCAGGCGAAGAAGGAATATTTCAACCAGAGGGCAGGCAACCTCTACAAAGTAGACCTCCCAGACTCCGCAGTAGCAAAGATGCTGGATTGGGATAAGCCGCTAAGTGAGCAACCGGAAGCGGTGCGCGCGCTCAAGAAACTGGCGGACGAGTTCCCTGACATTGCGGAGCAGTTGCAGAGTTTTGAGCTAAAGAACTCCACCGGGATGTCTGCCTATGCCTCAATAGACAGAATGATCGCTAACCAAAAAGACCTTTACGACAAATACGGAGTGGCGAAGCGCGGCGGTAGAGGGTCTGATAGTGCGGCAAGCGAAGTCCTCCGCAACGCCGGCATCCCAGGCATTCGCTACCTAGACGGTGGTTCTAGGGGTGCTGGTACAGGAACAAGAAACTACGTCGTATTTCCGGGCGGTGAAGGTTTGCTGAACATCATGGAACGCAACGGGCAACCGCTAATCCGATAGGACACGAATGGCGATTGACAACGATAAACTGTTAGCGGCCATAGACGCCAAGGCAGAGCAAGCCTACGGCGGTCAGTCCGACTCCATATTGTCAGATCACCGCGCTTCACTCATAGAAGCGTATCTGGGGCTCAATACCAATCCCGCTCCGGAAGGTCGGTCGCAGGTCGTTGACCGATCTGTCTACGAGACAGTACAGACCATGCTGCCGTCCCTGGTCCGCATCTTCAGCGGATCGAGTGATGAGGTGGTCAAGTTCATGCCGATCGGTCCTGACGACGAGCAGGCAGCCGAGCAGACAACGGCCTATATCAACTACTGCGCCTGCCAGTTGAACCCGTGGGAGCAGTTCTGCGCTGACTGGATCTTTGATGCCCTGATGTCACCCAATGGCTACGCGATGGCCTATTGGGACGAGTCTGGACAGGTTGAACGCGATACCTACGAAGGACTTACCGAGGAGCAACTAGCGGTCATCGTCAATGACGGTGGCGAGGTTGTCGAGCACACTGCTGTACCTGATCCAGAGCAGGATCAGATGAACCAGCAGATGTTCCAGCGCGCCATGCAGATGTACCAGCAAGCCGCAATGCAGGCGCAGCAGACGGGGCAGCAGATTCCTCCGCCGCCGCCTCAACCGCCGCCAGCGATGCTCCATGACGTAGTGATCGAGCGTGATGACAGGAAAGGCAAGCTGAAGCTCTGCGTTCTGCCGCCAGAGCATGTACGCGTCGATGCGGACTGCCCAGACTGGACGCTCAACTACTGCGACTATTTCGAGTATCGGCAGGAAAAGACCGTTGCCGAACTACAGCAGATGGGCCTGGATGTTCCGGCGGACATCAGCGATTCGGAGGACATGGAGTCGGACGCAGAGGATGGGGCGCGGGATCGATTCGCAGAGGGTGAGTTAGACGACGAAGGTCTTGGCCTGATGCGAAAGGTCGTTGCCCGCACGATCTGGATTCGTGCTGACTGCGACGGCAAGGAAGCTCGTCTTTATCGCTGCATCGTCGTTGGACGGACGATCCTATATGCAGAGCCGGCCAATCGTATCCATGCCGCTTCGATTGTCGCGCAACCCCTGCCACACAGACACCCCGGCATGAGCATTGCCGAATCTGTGCTGGACATTCAGGAGGTCAAGACCTTCATCAAGCGCAACGGGCTGGATAACCTGCACCTCGCCACCAATGGCCGATATGCGCTGTCGGACAAGGTGAACCTGGACGACTTCCTTGACTCGCGTCCGGGTAGTGCTGTCAGGTTGCGGGACGGAGCATTGCCGGCAGAGGGCCACATCATGCCTCTGACGCATCCGTTCGCATTTGATCAGATCATCGGCTCGATGGAGTATTTCGATCAGGAGCGGCAGAACCGCGCTGGCGTTAGTCGGTACTTCTCAGGGACTGATGCGGGAGCGATCAACAAGACAGCCTCCGGCACGATGGCATTGCAGAACATGGCGGCGCAGCGGGTAGAGCATGTCGCCCGCATGATGGCGCCTGCATTTGAAGCCTTGTTCTCCATCGTTCACGAACTGGTATCAAAGCACCAGAAGAAGGCCGATATCATCAAGCTTCGGGGTAAGTGGATAAACGTCGATCCGACCTCGTGGCATACGCGACGGGATGTGAAGATTTCCGTAGGTGTCGGGGCTGGCAACCGTGACGCGATGCTGGCTCAGTTGACGATGCAGGGACAAGAGCAGGCCATGATGCTGCCGCTAGGCATTGCCAAGCCTGAGAACCTTTATCAGACCATGATCGAGAAGGCGAAGTTGCAGGGATTCGCCAATCCTGACCGCTTCTGGACTGACCCTGCACAGTCTCCGCCGCAGCAACAGCCTCCTCCTCCAGAGATCATCGTGGAGCAGATGCGCTTGCAGCATGCTGAGAAGGTGAAGGCTATTGAATTCCAGTCAGAGCAACAGTCCTCCAAGATGGAGATGTTCAAGTTCCAGGAGGAGCAGCAACAGAACCTCCAGCTTGAGCGCGAGAAGATGGCGCAGGACGCAGTTGTCGAGCAGTACAAGGCCGACAAGGCTGCACAGACTCAACTGCAACTCAAGCAGATGGA